TTCTCAACAGACAAAATGAAACTTGTAGATTCTAAAGGACATTACGAATCAGACGATGAGACTGGTTTTTTCTTTGAACAATTAAAACAAATTCAATTATCTCTTGATGGGATATTTGAAGAGGAGACACAAAATGCCAAAAAAGAAAACTAATGATGTAAAAGCTGAGATTAAAAAAATAGTAAAAAAGAAAAAACGAAAAGTTTATTTTGGTCAAGAGGTTCAGGACGCTGTTGTGGATTATAATTCATCAACTAGTGATAGTGAAAGAAATCAAATATATGGAACAAGAATACATGCGGCTTTCGATAAACTTGCTGAAAACATAATCAATACATTTAAGTTTACTTATTTTGATTATGGTTTTAATGATATTAAACATGAAGTTGTAGCTTTTATGGTAGTTAATATGCACAAATATGACCACACCAAAGGTTCTAAAGCATTTAGTTATTTCTCAGTTGTAGCTAAAAACTATTTGATTCTTCATAATAATAACAATTATAAAAAATTAAAAAGTCACGATAAAATGGATGCATTAGATAGACAAAATAAATCATCTGGATTTACTGAGTCAGATTATACCATTTTAACAGATGAAATCGTTGAATATTTTGATAATAATATGAACACTATATTTAAAAAAGATAGAGATTTAAAAATTGGATACGCTATTATAGATTTAATGAAAGCACGAGAGGATATAGAAAACTTCAATAAAAAAGCAATTTATATTTTAATTAGAGAAATGACTGATGTAGAAACAACACATATAACATCAGTTGTTAATACTTTAAAAAAACATTATAAAAAATTATTAAATAAATACTACAACAATGGTTCAATACTACTCAATACATCAAGTTCATTCTTTTAAATATTAAACCCTCTTAAATGAGGGTTTTTTATTTCAAACAATTTCTTACAAATTTAATATTTATATATGAATAAGTACATTCAAGAGGAGATTGTATGTCAGACAATAATGAAATATTTGAAGGAAAAACTTTTCAAGATTTAACAAAGGACATCTATGAGAACACTACAAAGCGTAAAGTTCAAATAGATTTGTTAATATCAGAGATACACGGATTCATCACAACCATTGATGACGTGGTTATGGTAGCTCCTATTATAAAAGAATATATGGATACTGCTGTTCGTAACGATGAACATCTGGTTAAATTAGCTGGTGTATTACAAAGAATTATATCTAAATCACAAGGTGATAATGATGAATCAATGTTATTAAGTGATGAAGAAAAAGAAGAATTAATGGGGACACTTCAAGATACTGTAAATGATTTACAGAAAGAAAGTGATAAACTTGAGGTTACAAAAAATAAAACAATTGATTTGGGGAGTAATTAGATGTTAGGTATAGCACCAGATGAGATTAGAATAGAAGGATTTGCTGGGAAAAAATCTACTGTACCAATATATATTCAGTTCATTACAGGATATTGTTCTGATGTATGCCATCACTCTGAAAATATATTCCACGAATCTTCAAACCATACTAATACTATTATGGCTATACCGCATCAAACTGATAAAAATTTTAAAACAAAACAAAATGTAGATGGTGAAGATAGATATTATCCTTTACTTAGAACTATGCATGATGTACCGACAAAAGGAGATCCTGTTTTATTAACTACTTTGGGTGGAATTAACTACTATATGGGTCCATTAAATATGCCAACCAATAGTCCAACTTGGAATGAAGATAAAAATTATTTAGGTAGAGATAGTCTTGTTGTTAAAACAAATAGTGGGGAAATTACACCACGAGAAGTTAGAGGTGAGAGTCGTAATATTAATAAGGTGGATGATTATTTAAGACTTACTAAGAAAAGAAAAGAAAGTCTTGATGGGGATGCTCCAGTTTTAAATGAAACAACTGGTGACACAATGATTGAGGGTAGACATGGAAATAGTTTAAGAATTGGAAGTCGTAGTAATAACCCTTATATTTTTATATCTAATGGGAGAGATTCTTCTAATGAGGTTGAACAGTTAGTGGATGGTAGTTTAATTAGTATAACTACAAATGGAACTTTAGAACAACATTTTGATAAAACAGCATTAAATTCAAATGGAGATGCAATACCTTTTAGATTATCTTCTGATTTAATTGAAGGTAATACTTATCCAATAGGTAATATTTACACTGACTTAAATAATGGAGCTGATGTTGAAGAAATAATTTATGGGTATAATACAAATCAAATATTATTTAACTCGGATAGAATAACTTTAAATTCAAAACTTGATGATATTTTTATATCATCAAATAAAGATATTCATATTGGTGCTGGGAGACATTTATCAATTAGTTCGTTTGATAGTTTAAATCTTTTGTCATCAAATATAAACATTGGTAATTCTACTCGTGCGGCTGAAATGCAATCAATGGTGTTGGGTGATATGTTAAAAGAAGTGTTAACCGAAATGGTAGATTTTTTTACTACTTCGCAAATTAATACTGGACAAATGGGTTTTCAATCTTTTGAAATGAATCCAAGTCTTGATAGAGTAAAACTTAATGAGATTACAAATAAAATTGAATCTATCACAAGTAATTTTCACAAAATCGAAGGAAACTAAAAGAGGTAATTATGAAAAAGAAAAAAACAACAAAACAAGTAATTAGACAAATCGTTAGAGAAGAAGTTGCTATGGCTATCAAGGAAGTAATAACTGAATTGAAACAACCAATTGAATCTCAACCACAACCTAAAAAAATAGTTGAAAAAAAATCATTCACAAAAAATTCAGTATTGAATGATGTATTGAATGAAACAGCTAGTGATGGTGAATGGAAAACATTAGGTGGTAGTGAGTTTACAACTGATAGAATGAGTGAATTGATGGGTAAACAATATGGTGATATGGTAAATAAACAATCACCACAAGCTGTCCCATCAAGTGACCCAATGGCACAATTTGTCAACAAAGATTATAGCAAAGTCTTAGAAAAAACTGAAGAAATTCAAAAAAGAAAATATGGAAAATAAATAATGGGATTAAAAGATAATTTATTAGACGCTACACTCCAAGCATCAGCTGATGCTGGACTACCAGAACCTCCTGATTTATCAGATGGTTCTTTTGCTGAAAGACAAGCACACTATCAAGCTGAAGCAATAATTAATTTTATGAAAGAATCCGAGTTTACAATCACTGAACTTAAAGCGCCTGTTGTAGTAGAAAGTATAAAAACACCAGACCAATTAGTAAATGTTGAATTAGATACTTTATTAGGCCCATATGCACCTGTTTTAAAAACATTAAGAAAAATAGGAGCACCCATTCCAGCTATAGATGGTTTAATAGATAAATTGGAGGGTGAAATAGAAAAAGCTATTAGACCATTATTAGAGGGTGGTGCTAAATTAGCTGGATTAGATTTAGGAAAGGATGATGGTGGTTTAGAATGTGTTGGTTATGTTTACATAGGAGATGAACCAGATTCGGTTGATGATATAGATGTTGAGGATGATGGTGGTAAAATTGAAAATACAACTATTAAATGGATTGTTGAAAATAATGAGAGTGTAAGATAATGGCTATTAGAGATACATCAAGAAAACCTTATATTCAAGACAATGATACTAATGTTAAAGTTGGTATTGATTTACCCATTCGTAGAGGGGATGATTTAGATGGATTCTTTGCCACAACATCAACAACCATTGAAGCTGTAAAAAACAATATAAGAAATTTATTACAAACCGAAGAAGGTGAAAGATTTTTTCAACCAACTTTAGGAGTGGGATTAAGAAAACTTTTATTTGAACATATTAATGAAGATAACCTAATTGGTATTCAAGATACTATATTGGATAAAATAGAATTTTGGTTACCTTTTGTTGAGGTAAGAGATATTCAAGTTTCAAGTAGAGATAACACTACAGACATTGGAGCTAATGAAATTAAAGTAAAAATATTATTTAACATTAAACAAGACCCAAATACTTTGGATTCTATCACTTTAGATTTTAGTAGTGATATATCAGAAACAGAATCAAATATAACAAGTGGTGGTGGATACTAATTGGAGATAAAAAATGCCAACATATGGTAAAGAGAATTTTAAAGAATCAAATGTAAATTATTTAAATAAAGATTTTACTGCATTAAAACAATCATTAATGAATTATGCTAAATCTTATTTCCCAAACACATATCGTGATTTTAATGAAGCATCTCCTGGAATGATGTTATTAGAAATGAATGCTTATGTGGGTGACGTTTTATCATTTTATATTGACCAACAATACCGTGAGATGTTATTACCTTTAGCAGAAGAAAGAAGAAACATAATCACAATGGCTAAAATGTTTGGTTATAAAGTTAAACCAATTGTTCCATCTTATGTTGATTTAACATTTACTTCTGAAGTTAACGCTTCTAGTGGTGACGCATCAAAAATAGATTATACTGACGCTGGAACATTTGATGATGGTATTGAAATAGTATCATCAACAAATTCAGATATTATTTTTACAACACTTGAGCATATTGATTTTAGAATTACAGCTTCAAATGATACTGAAACAATCGGTACAACAGCTGATAGTGGTTTAGCTTCGACTTATACATTATCAAGAACTGTAAAGGCTATGAGTGCAACTGAAAAAACAATTACATTTCAAGTAGGAATACCTGAAAAATTTAAAACACTTACCATACCAGATACGAATGTTATTGATATTATTTCTTGTGTGGATTCAAATAATAATAATTGGTATGAAGTAGATTTCTTAGCACAAGACAAAGTTCCAATTCAAACTCATTATACTGATGATGCTAATAGGAGTTCTGCATATATAGACTTTTCAGGTAATATATCTGTTGAAGCTGTTCCATACTCTTTACAATATATAACATCACCAAAAAGATTTACTCGTGAAACAAATCAAGATAATACAACATCATTAGTATTTGGTAATGGTGTGATGAAAGATGGTAGTATTGTAGATGAAGGTTATCTTGATACCGAACAAATTGGAATTATTATTCCAGGACAAGCTAATGATTTAAATAATGCTATAGATCCATTATTAGGTAATGAGTATTCAACACTTGGTGAAACACCAAACAATACAACTTTAACAATTACTTATCGTATAGGTGGTGGTTTGAACTCAAATATACCAAGTGGTGATATATCCACTACTCCAACCACAACCGCACAAAATGGAAACACCAGTGCAACTGTAACAAGTGTAGTTAATAACTCACCAGCTCGTGGTGGTAAAGATGAAGAGGATACATTAGAGATTAAAGAAAAGGCTAAAGCATTCTTCTCAACACAAAACAGATGTGTGACAAAAGAAGATTATGAGGCTAGAGTATTGAATGTTCCAAGTAAGTTTGGAAATATTGCAAAAGCATATGTGACAAGAACAGATGTATATGGTAGTGGTGATAATTATCAATCTACATATAATGAAGTAGTTGATTCGTCACTCGTTACAAATAATCATGTTAACAATTCATTTAATAATGTAAAAAATAATTTTACTTATATAAAAGATAATTTTAATCAAAACTTTGATACTATGAAAAATAATAATAGTATAATAAATTTATTAACAAATACAGGTTTTGATGGATTACAACAAACACTCAACCTTCACCTTAATCAGTATGGTGATAGTGGTTTGACTGCACAACAAATGACAGTCATATTTAATGATATTATAAGTCGAATAGATGATATAAAAAATTCTATTAATCCAGAACAAGAAAATCTTGCTAATTTATTACAAATATATGATGAAGCATTTTCTTCACAATTGGATGAAGTTTCAATTGAGTTAGATAATGCTTCAACTCAATCTGCTATTAATTTTACAAATCTTAATAATAATATTGAAAATTTATTAACAACACCATCAGCTGATACTAATATTTCAACAATAAACATTTATGTATTAGGATATAATAATTCAAAACAATTAGTTGGTAATCCTTATTTTTCAAATACACAATTACCAACCACTTTAACATCAAATATAAAAAACTATTTAAATAATTTTAAATTATTAACAGATGTAATAACAATCAATGATGGATACATTGTAAACTTTGGTGTGTTCTTTGATGTCATAGCTGAAAAATATGCAAACAAACAGCAAGTGAAATTAGATTGTATTCAAAAAATTAAAGATTATTTTAGAATTGAAAAAATGCAATTCAATCAACCAATTTTTAAAAGTCAATTGGAGTTTGAATTAATGGGTGTTGAAGGTGTTCGTTCTATTGGACATGTAACCATTACACAAGAAGAAGATTATTTTCCTTTATCTGATAATGAATTATTAGATTCACCAACATTTCTTTATTCTTATACACCTGGAGATGGTGATACTGATATTGACGGTGATGGGAGTCCTGATGGAGATTTCATAAGTACAGGAACTACTGGATATGGATATAAATATAATTTTAAAAATGCACTATCAGATGATGGAACAATTATAGTACCACCAAACACTGCAACACCAACGGTTTTTGAATTAAAGAATCCAAATCAAAACATACAAGGGAGAGTTAGATAATGCATCATTTTATTTTTCCATCAAAAGACACTTGGATTTCAAGTGGTTCAAGTAAAGTAACTGGTGAAAAGTTCACAAACCAAAACTTTGGAAGAGACCAAATACTTGAAATTAAAAAACAATTTTTTAATTTTTCATTTGATTTTCCAACAAGAGCGTTGGTTCAATTTAGTGGAACTGAATTTACAGAATTATCAGCGTCAATCGTAGATAGAACGATACCATCATCTAGTGCTGAATATTATTTAAGAATGTATGAAGCTGAAGGTAATTCTGAATTTTCTGACACACCATATATTTTAGCAGCTCAACCAATATCACAATCTTGGACAGAGGGTGTTGGTAAGTTTGGAGATAATCCAAAAAACATACATGGGTGTAGTTGGAATAATTATTCAAGCCCACTTGGACTTGGTGAAAATCCCTGGGATACCACTGGTGGTGATGTATTGAGTGTAAGTTCTTCAGCACAAACATTTAATAGTGAAACAGCTGATATTGAAATGGATGTAACAAATATGACAAATATGTGGTTGAAGGAGCAAGTTCCTAATAATGGAATGTTAAGCCGTTTTAGTGGTGCACAGGAGACTGATTCAATTCGTCAAGCTAATTTAAAATTCTTTTCGAGAAACACACATACAATTTTTTCACCAAGATTAGAAGTTCGTTGGGACGACCATTTACCTTGTACTGGTTCAAATACTGGTTCATTAACTGAATTAACAATGAGTGGATTGGCTGATAACTTTTTATATATGCAAGGTTTAAGAGAGGAATATAAAGTAGGTGAACGGGTCAAGTTTAGAGTTGGTGCTAGAAAAAGATATATTCAAAAATCTTTTACTAACTCTGTTCAAACCGTAACTGGTTCATATATACCTGAAGGTAGTGGTTCATATGCGATTAAAGATGTTGCTACTGATGAGTTTATTGTTCCATTTAGTGCTTACACATCAATGAGTTGTGATGCAAATGGTCCTTATTTTAATCAATGGTTAGATGGATTTTATCCTGATAGAGTTTATAAAATACAATTAAAATTAAAATATGATGATGGACAAGAACAAGTATTTGATGATGATTTTGAATTTATAGTGAAAAGGAAATAGTCATGGCATATGAATCTCGTCAAGAAAATATGGGTAGTGGAACTGGCAATCTTGCTGCGGATACACAAACTGATACATTAAATTTTACAGGATTAGAAGCATTAGAATTTGTATTAGACAAAATAGCTGAAGAATTAATAAAAAGTCCACTTATTAATACAAGTGTAGTTGAAAATAATCAAAAATTTATTCGTAACGGACAATTACAATTAGGACAGGGTTCAGGTGTTTTAGCACTTTTTCAAAAGGATATAAAAGCTAATCCAGAAGATACTGGTGAAATTTTTGATTTAGGTGATGGTACATCAATCACTGAATTTCAAACTTTAATTGATATGATTACTGATTTTAATTCTGTAGTTATAGATGTTGGTGGAACTACGGAGGATATAAAAATATCACTTTTAGCAGCTGGAGTCCCAAATGGTGGAGTGGATATTACAAATATAATAGGTGGTTTAAATAATCCATTAAACGTAAGTCAATTCATTTCATTAAAACAACAAAAATCTAATGTTGATGTTGATAAAGCAGAAGAATTTTTAGATACAAATATTTTTGAATTACTTCCAAGTGGTGATACAAGACAAAGTAGAATTGTAAGATTGTTTCAGGAATTAAATGCATTAATTCCAACTGATTTACCAAACTTTGATACTAATAATGATGGAGTGGTTGATAGGACTGAAGATGGTACTTGGGATGGTGCAACTGAATATAGTCAAGACAATAGTATTTCATATGCACAAGATAACGCAGATGGTAATATAGATGAAGAAGAAGCTTTCATTCATAGATTAAAATCTACTGCAAATGATGCAAATTCAACAAGAACTATTGAAGATATTTACAATACAATACTTCCTTATTTAACTGATATATTGGAAGATCCAATTACACCACAAGATGAAAGACCAGAATATGTAAACCAATCAAGTGGATATTTAAAGTTTAGAAATTTAAATCAAGGTATTATTGTTCGTAATACAAACCAAGATTTCATTAAAGGATTGAATCCACAAAACCCAACTTATTTAAATCAAGATGGTACTGGTGGTTTTACCATAACGATGTGGGTCAGATTTTTAGATAAAGTTTCAAGTGGAACATTGTTTAATTTTGGAAATCCTACAGCAGTGAACAATCCATTTGGGTTTAAATTAGAAACCTATGTATTGGATAAAGATGGTAAGAACCCACATACTAATCATGAGACTTGGGGTGATGGTGCTAGTTATATTGGCCAAAACCAATATTTTGAAAATTCAAACACCGCCCGTTTTGTTAGACTTGTAATTAATGATAATGGAACATTAAGAGATTCACATCTCGGTTTTCCAGCTGCTACTAAAAGTAGTAACATTCCAGATATGGATGGAATAGGTGCAGATGAATTTAGATTATTACAAACAACATTCATACCAGAAGACTTTCAAGAATGGTATTTCATATGTGCAAGTTTTAATCCTATTGTTGATGAAGATGGTTCATTTGGTGAAATAGGACCTAATGATGAAGTATATAATAATGAACCTAACTTTTGGTTAAATCATATTAATCCAGATGATGGTAATTTTATATTTGATTCAGGTTTTGGAAATAAATGTAAAGTTGAAATTATATCAAAAACAGACTTATTAAGGTCTAAGGGTTTTAAAGTTTAAAATGGAGATTTAGGTGGCTGCAACTAATTTTTGTGAAGTATATGATTGTCGTACGACTGAATTTTTCCGTATAGATAGATTCTCTTTAGAAGCACAGTATTATTTTGAAATGGTGGGCGGTGGTTCTGATACTGATGGTACTATGACTTATTATTTAGGTTCGGGTTGGTTTGGGAGCGCAGATAATAACTCACTTTTACCTGGACATGGAATTAGAATTGATACAGATGGTGATGGTTCATTTGAGACAGCTGCTTATAAATTATCATACAATAATACAGACCCACTTGTAGACCAAGAATTTTGCCATCCAGGTTTGGGTTGTACGGGATTTGGAAATGGAACAGGTATAATATTACCTCATAGAATTGAAGAGGATGCAATTCAAATTAATATACCAATACCAATGCAAATTTCAGAAGATGGTGACCCAATATATTCAGAAGAACAACAGGTATATGTAGACCCAGGTGGTGGTGGTGAAGAATGTTTCGTTGCTGGAACAAAAGTCAAAATGTCAAATGGTTTGGAAAAAAACATTGAAGACATTCAAATTGGTGAAGAAGTTCTTTCTTACAATGTTCATACAAAAAAATTAGAATTAAAAAAAGTAACTAAATTATTTACACAAGTGCATGATTTAGTTGATGGTGATATTACTGTTAAAACAAAATTCAACAATGGTGTGGAAACTCACAACACAATTGCAAATCCATTTTGGTCTAAAGATAAAGGATTCGTAGCAGCTGATGCTGAAAGATGTAATAGATTACATAAATGGGTTAAAGAAACCAATAAAGGAAAAGACACCGAACAATTAAAAGTTGGTGATACATTGTATCATTACAATGGTGAAGAATTACAAGAAGTAATGGTTACTGAAATTGAACACATTGTAGAACCATACATTAGAACA